GCCAGGTGGTGGCAACGCTGGCAGGAGGCGACGATTGACTGAACGATGTCCAAACTGTGGCGGGCCGGTGACAATCGGCGCGGACGGTGATGCGATGCCGGTCGCAACCGCACAGTACCGCGTGATCTCGGATCTGCGCGTCAATGTGCGTGAGGAAGGCGCAGCCGACTCGCGCGTGCTGTGCCAGCTATCGCATGGTACCATCCTCCAGGCCGACCCGTGGCGGACGTTGGACGGCGAATTCCTGCCGGTCGTGGTGCGCGGCTGGGTGCATCGCGCGTACCTGGAATTGATCGAATAGCCATCATGGGACCAGACATGGCTGTAGGTGTGACTGGGTCTGCGTTGCGAACTGCGGCAGCGGGCGCCAACCAGAGCGGCGTGCCCTCCTCGCGTTCGGCTGGCTGTAATGCCACCCGGCCCGCTGCCAGCAACGCACCATATGAGGCGCAACCATGAGCGATCTTGAGCTTGCTAAGTTGCTTGCACTTCGCCGTGCTCTGGAAGATGAAGCGCGCAACTTTGCAGAATGGTGGATGGCACCTGAGACGCGGCGCTTATTCGCTAAGCTGGCGTGGCGTCCGTATTACGTTCACGAAGGCGAACGGCTGCGCACGCGCAAGCATAGCGGCAGGTTGCCGAAGCTCAACAAGAAGCGTAAAGCTCCCCCGATGTGGCTTGTGCTCAAGCGTCACGGTGGATTGTGAAACGCATCCCCGTTCTCACGACCTGGCGTCCCGGCTACGGCAACCGCATCGAGTACAAGCTGGAATGCGGGCATACCGTGTGGGGACCGTGGCGCGTGACGGTGCCAGCAAAGTTGGAGTGCAAAGAGTGTGACGGACAACCTGACCTTTGACGCCACCGTCGCCAAGGTACAAACCCTCGTTGACAATGGCCTACGTGTGACGCTGGACCTGCCAGAACAGGCCATCGAAGCGGCGGCGGTGCTCATGGCGCTCAAGCGCGAAGGTGTGGCGCTTAAGGTGACGGTAGAGATTGCGAAGACAGCAAGGCACAACGATTATGGCCTATAGCGACGCCGAAGTAACCGAAGCCATGATCCGGCTTGCGGTCAACAAGTACGATTACGAAAAGACAGCGGAACAGGTTGGGTGTACATCCCGGTCTTTGCGTAATTGGGAAAAAAGTTTCCCAAAAAAAAGCGTTCCCGATCTTCTTGAGCGGGCGATTGAGCGTCTGCTTATGGTCATTCCCGAAAAAATGGATGGGAATACCTGGGCCGTGACGCTTGGTATCTTGATTGACAAATGGCTGCTTATTCAAGGACAGGCGACAAGCCGAACTGAGTTAATGCGAGTCTTGAGGATCGAAAGCGAAGATGAACTTAGCGCCGTCATCCGAGAAGCGGAGCGTATCCTCGCAGGAAGTAGCGGCGGCGTTGTGGATAGCGTCCTATCGGGTCAAAAGCGGGTTGTCAAGTAACGGCGCTGATTTTACGTCATGGCTCCCTACCGTCACGCCGTCGTATCACTGGCAATGGACGTACCTTGCATACATTCGTGCGCAGCTTGACCGCGTGACCAATCGTAAAATTGACCGGCTTATGCTGTTTGTTCCTCCCCGTCATGGCAAGTCCGAAATGGTGACGGTGCGTTATCCAATCTGGCGGCTCAAGCAAAATCCTTCCATGCGCGTGATCGTCGGGGCGTATAACCAGACACTTGCCGAGAAATTCAGCCGCAAGGCGCGGCGCATCGCCGAAAGCGAGTTGACGCTATCCAAGGAACGCACAGCGGCGGAGGATTGGGAGACCGAACAGGGCGGCGGGTTCCGTGCGGTAGGTGTGGGCGGTGGTATCACCGGGCAAGGCGGCGACCTAATCATCATCGATGATCCGGTAAAGAACCGCGAGGAAGCGAACAGCCAGGTCTATCGTAACCGCGTTTACGACTGGTACACGGACGACCTGTATACACGCCTGGAACCTGGGGCGGCCATGATCCTGATTATGACCCGCTGGCATGATGACGATTTAGCTGGGCGCATTCTGGCAAGCGAGGACGGCCCAAGTTGGGAGAAAATCAGTCTGCCGGCGCTGGCCGAAGAAAACGACCCGCTTGGCCGGCCCGTTGGCGCGGCGCTATGCCCTGACCGATACGACGAACGTAAACTAGCCAAGATCAAAACCGTGTTAGGTTCGTGGGCTTTCGCGGCGCTCTACCAGCAACGGCCCACCCCCGCGGAGGGCGGCATGTTCAAACGGGCCTGGTTTGAGATCGTGGACGCGCTGCCGTCTGACGGGCAATGGGTGCGGTGGTGGGATCGGGCAGCAACCTCGAAGACGGGTGACTACTCCGCAGGCGTGCTCATGCTGGCCTGCGACGGCAAGTATTACATTGCCGACGTGCAGCGCGGGCAATGGTCAACTGAGGAGCGCAATGCCATCATGCGCCAAACTGCGGCGCTGGACGCGGGACGCACGAACGGAGAATGCGTGATCTGGACGGAGCAAGAGCCTGGGTCATCTGGCCTGGACGTGGCGCGGGCGATTGTCACCATGCTATCGGGCTACCCGATCAATTACGAACCCTCGACGGGCAGCAAAGAGGTGCGGTCCATGCCGTTCGCTGCGCAGTGCGAAGCGGGTAACGTCAAGGTGCTGCGCGGGCCGTGGAATGCGGCCTACCTGGATGAGCTAACGAGCTTCCCGTTTGGCACGAATGACGACCAGGTAGACGCATCGTCCGGCGCGTTCAACAAGCTGGCTAACGCGCCGTGGCTCATGTGGTGATGGTGCTGTGTGCAAGAACTGCGCTGCCAGACCGACGATTGCACCAGGTTAGTCGCCAAGTTGGAGGGAGGCGTGCTGTACATCCAATGCCCGCGGTGCAAGTCGTGGCGCGGCGTATCGGTTGCGTTGCTGGTCGCGGGGATGGCAACCGAGCTTGAGGCGTGCAGGCATACCGTCACGGTAGAAACACGGCTATTCCTGTGACCTCTTGACAAATGCGCCTTTTGGGTGTACTATGAAAACGTGGCCGGGATAACGTAACGTCCAACGGACTGCCACACCTGTTTTCGCAATCAATGACGCCCTACGGGATAACCGTAGGGCATTTTCTTTTTGCCGCACATACCGGGATGCCAGACCAATACTCCGGCCTGCTACAATTCGCCGCCTTCAACGCCCGGACGCAACGGGTGGAGATTAAGGCCGTCTCCAACCAGGACCCTGCCGCGTTCCTGGCTGGCGAGCCTGTAGGCGACAACGCCACGACACAGACGTACTATCGCCGCGCGCCGTGGCTGTTTCGCGGTATCCAACTCCGCGCCAATGCCGTGTCTGCGATGCCGTTCCGCATCATGCGCGGGGGGACCGAGGTGGACAACAGCGAGACCTGGCAGAACAAAGTCGGGTTCCTGCCCGATCCCGCGCGGCTGCTGTGGCTCACTGAGGCGGCGCTGTGCCTGTGGGGAACCGCGTACTACTGGCGCGACCGCAACCGGGCGAAGGCACTCGGCCTACGCTACATCGTGCCTTCCACCATCGAGCCGCAGCTTGACGACGCCCGCGGCCTGATCGGGTTCGTGCGCACCATCGGCCCGCGGCGCATCCCGGCGACGCTTGACGATATTGTCTACTTCTGGCAGCCGGACCCGTATGTCGAGATCGGCGCGCCGAATTCGTCGCCGGCGATGGCGGCAATGTCCGCAGCGGGCGTGCTGTACAACATCGACGCGTTCGCGGAGGCGTTTTTCAAGCGCGGCGCGATCAAGGCGACATTGCTCACGGTCGAAGGCAACCCTGCCAACGAGGAAAAGAGCCGGCTGAAGGAATGGTGGGCGCGAGCGATTGGCGGCATCAACAACGCCTTCAACGCCAACGTGTTTTCGGGCGCCGTCAAGCCGGTGACGGTGGGCGAAGGCTTAGAAAGCCTCTCCGACAGCGTACTCACCGCTGACAAACGCGCGGACGTTGCGACGGCGCTGGGCATCCCACAGACGGTGCTATTCTCCGCGGACGCCAGCGGCCTGGGCGGTGGCGGCGTTGTACGTCAAGACGACGTGCATTTTTACGACAAGACGATTGTACCGGAGTGTAGGTACATCGCCGGGGAGTTGAATGAACAGGTCTTCGAGCCGCTCGGCCTGCGCATCGATTTCCTGCCTGAGACGCTCGACGTGTTCCAGGCGGACGAGAACAACCGCGCGGCGTCGTTTGCGGCTTACGTTGGCGCGGGCCTGCCGAAGTCGCTCGTGGCGGAAATGTTGGGCTTGGAACTGCCCGCGGGTTGGGAGTATGCCGACCTGGACCCGGAGGAGCCGGAGCCGCAGCCGATGGCCGCACCTTCCGAGCCTGGCCAGCCTGGCCAGGCTGGCCAGGCTGGCCAGGAAGCGCAACCGGGCGACGACATCAACGCCCAGGTCGACGCTATTGTCGCGGGCGTGACGCGCGAAGGCAAGAGCGAACTGTACCAGTGGCGCCGCTGGGCAGCCAAGCGCGCGGGCGGTGACCTGTCGGGCTTCCACGTCAACGGGCATTTGCCGGAGCGCGTGATTGAGGCGGTGAAAGCGGATCTCGCGCAGGCCCACACGCGCGAGGACGTGAGCGCCGCTTTTGCGCCGTGGCTGGATGCACCCGACATGCCAGCCGCACCTACCGCACCACAGGCGGATGCGCTCGCGGACGCGCTGCGCGCACTCACGGAGGCGCTTCTCCATGCCGAATGAGCGCGCCGTCGACGTGGTCGTGAGCGTGGCCGACTGGATGAAGGCCAACGGCATCGCCGTGCCGGGTGACCTGGCTGCCAAGATCGCGGAGTTGAAGTCTCGCGGCGGCTGGGAGCGCATCATTTGGGACGACGTGCGAGAGTTCTATTACGAGGAGCAGTCCGTCTCGGATTTCATCGATAGCATGACGAGCACCATCGAAAGCCAGTTGACTCGCGCCTGGAACGAGGGTATGCGCAACAACGGGCTTGACCCAGCTTCCGACATGAAGCCGGAATGGGACGCCGAACTGCAAGCCATCATCGACGAAGAATACAACCACGTGCTGGACTTTGCGCAGGCGATTGAAGACGCGCGGCGCGATGGGCGGCCTGTGACGCAACTGCGCAGCCGCACGGAGTTGTGGCCGGCGCGTTACGACGACGTGGTGAACCGCGCGATGATTGCCACCAAGCCGGACGATCTGTTTGTGTGGGTGCTCGGCGCAACAGAGCAACACTGCGCGACCTGTGCCGCGCTGAATGGCTGGATTGCCACCGGCGCGGAGTGGGAGCAGTCCGGCTACCATCCGCAGCAACCGCCGAATGACAATCTCGAATGCGGCGGCTGGCGCTGCGATTGCCAAATGCAGCGCGTTGACGACAAGCAGGCGCGCAGCATGGGAGTACCAAGCGTATGAGCAACGAAACGACCATGACCCCGTCCGTCGAGTGGACGGGCGAATTTGACGACAAAGCCACGAAAGCGGGTCGGCGCATGGCGGGCGGAATGCTCGACAAGGCGAAAACCGCCCTGGCGACGTTTGCCGAACTGGTCAAATGGGCGGCCTACGAGGATGCCGACGAGGAGACCGAACCGGAAGCGGTTGAGCAGTTGACCAAGACGATTGACCTGGTCACGGTCGGCACCGCGGTCAAGGCCCTGGGCGATGGCAAAATCGGCGGATACCTGGTCATGTTCGGGGATGCCAACACACCGGACCTCACCGGCGACTACTTCACGAAGGATACCGATTTTGACTTGGACGACGGTGTAGGTAAATCGACCGTCCTCTACCATCACGGCCTCGACGCCACGCTCAAGCGCCGCAAACTCGGACGCGCGACTCTGGGCACCGACGATGCGGGCGTGTGGATTGAGGCGCAGCTTGCCCTGCGCGACGAATACGAGCGTGCCCTGTACGGCGCGGCGGAGGCGGGAAAAATGGGCTGGTCGTCGGGTACCGCGCCGCATCTGGTCGAGCGTGAGCCGCAGGGCAGCGTGAGCAAAATCACGCGCTGGCCCCTCGGCCTGGACGCCAGCATTACGCCCATTCCCGCCGAACCGCGCACGCGCACTTTGGCGATGAAATCATACCTCGACACGGCAGAGCCATACGTCAAGGCGCTCCTGCCCCAGGCGGCGCTCCAGGCGACCGCGGCAGGCGCGACGCAGGCGGAGCCGGTCAAGGCGACTCTCCAACCTGAAACACACGAGGATACGATCATGACTAACGAGGAAATGCAGGCGCTGATCGCGCAGACGGCGAAGCAAGCCGCCGAAGATGCGATCAAAGCCTACGAGGAAAAGCAGCCCCCGGTCAATCCGGGCGGGTTTGCGACGACCAAACCGGCTGAAGTCAAGAGCAAGCCGGAGGCATTCAAGTCGCTTGGCGAGCAGCTTGACGCCATTCGCCGGGCCTCCACTCCCGGCTATTCCATCGACCGCCGTTTGGCTGAACAGAAGGCCATTAGCGGCATGAGCGAAACCGCGCCTGAGGATGGTGGCTACCTGGTGCAGACCGACTTTGCCACCGAACTGCTGCGCCGGACCTACGACACCGGCATCCTGACCTCGCGCGTACGGCGCCAGACTGTCGGTCCCAATGCCAACGGCCTGACGGTCAACGCTGTGGCCGAGACCTCGCGCGCGACCGGTTCGCGCTGGGGCGGCGTGCAAGTCTATTGGCGTGAGGAAGCCGGCACCGTCACCAACAAGCAGCCCGCTTTCCGACGCATGAAACTGCAACTGAACAGTCTCATGGGCCTGTGCTACGCGACCGACGAACTGTTGGCGGATGCGACCGCGCTGGGCGGCATCATCCAAACCGCATTTGCCGAGGAGTTCGGCTTCGTGCTCGATGACGCGATCATTCGCGGGTCGGGCAACGGCCAGCCTTACGGCATCCTGAACTCCAACGCTTACGTGAGCGTCGCCAAGGAAACCGGCCAGGACGCCGACACGGTGGTTTGGGAGAACGTCGTCAAGATGTGGAACCGCCTGTGGAACCGCAGCCGCACCAACGCGGCCTGGTTCATCCACCAGGACGTGCTACCGCAGCTGCAGCAAATGGCAATGGTCGTGGGTGTTGGCGGCGTGCCGGTCTACATGCCAGCGACCGGCGCGGCAGGCTCGCCTTACTCGACCCTGTTTGGCCGGCCCGTCATCGAGATCGAGCAGGCTGACACGGTAGGCGACCAGGGTGACATTATGCTGCTCGACCTGTCGCAGTACCTCATGATCGAGAAGGGCGGCATGGAAAGCGCAACGTCAATTCACGTGCGGTTCCTCTACGGCGAGAACACGTATCGCTTCATTCTGCGGGCGGACGGTCAACCGATCTGGCACAGCCCGCTCACGCTGTACAACAGCGCGACCACGGTCGCGCCGTTCGTACTTCTGGACGAGAGAGCCTAAAGGGGTGATGACATGGGAAACCTACTGATTGAAGGCGATGTGCACTTCGTCAAGGGCCTCGATCCGGTTGCCGACTTCAACAACGGTACTGTCTACTCGGACATTATCGAGGTTGCCGGCGACGGAATCGGGTTCTTGTACTACAAAGGCGTGTCGGCTGGCGCCGATGCCGCTACGATCACGGTGCAGGCGTGTAGCACCATCACGGCCAGCTCGACCAGCGCAGTCCCGTTCTGGTACAAGGTGGTCTCGACCACGGACAGCGGATGGACGGCGGCGACCACGTCCGGCTTTTCGATTACGTCAGGAAGTTCGCAACTGTACGAGATCCGCGTACCGAAGGATGTGATGGGATCGACCGGGTACAAGTACGCGCGCTTGAGCGCCGCCGAGACCGCCGATCATGCTGTGGTCGGTGCGATCCTGTGCTACGTCTACGGCCTGCGCTATGCGCCGCAGCCGTTTAGCCTGATCGACTAAAGGAGCGCGAAATGGCAATCTTCACACCGCCCGCGCGCGAAGCCTTGACGAATGTCATCTACGGCATTCGCGTCGACCGGGCTACGGCAACCCCACCCGCCACCACAAGCACTGAGTATTTCCACGTCTACAACGGGCGATGTTTGGTAACGATGTTGGTGGGCGAGGTGACGACCGCTATTCAGGCTCAGGCGTGCAACCTGTCATGGGAGTCTAACCCCACAACGGGCACGACCAACGCTATGTGCGCGGTCTTGGACATCCAGAGCAAAGAGCAAGGCACGCTCCTGAGCATCACCGGCACCGTAGGCGATGCCATGATCGCCGGTAGTTCGGGTGCGGTCAAGGGCCAGCTTGCCCCCGTCATCGTGGCGGTGGGCGGCCTGGAATTGAAGACCTCCGCCACCAACACCGGATCGATCAAGTGGAGTTTGTGGTACATTCCGCTTGACGACGGCGCCTACATTGCCGCCGTCTAACGGCTATCGAGGCGGGCGCCTGTGGCCCGCCTCACTGGAGTGTAACTATGACCGTTGAAACCACAACGATCAAGGACAACATGGTCATCCGTGACAGCGTCAAAACCTGGCGCTGGTTTGACGCATTCGGGCCGAATGTGCGAAAGTGGGAGCTAGGCCCGAATCAGGTCGTCTCCACCACGACCGCGGCAGGCGGCACGGTCACACAGACCAATGGCACGCTCGTAACGGCGGATAGCACGACGGGCGGCGCGATTGTGCTGACGCTCGGCGGCGCGGACAACGACGTGATCGAAGTTCAGTCACGGACGGAACCGTTTTACTTCGCCAGCGCGTGGCCGGCGTATTTCGGCTGCAAGGTGCAACTCGTGGACGCCGACCAACAGGACGTGCATCTCGGTTTCACGATTCGTGACACCGACCATGCGGGCGGCATCTCGGACGGCATCTACCTGCGCCTGGTTGATCAATCGGCTCTCATGTCACTGGTGCTGGAGAAGAACAGCACGGAAAGCACGACCGCCGTGCTGACCGCCGCCGATGCCACCGACTACACGCTGGAAATGTACTACGACGGCGCGGGCTACATCCATGCGTACGTCAACGACTCGCTGATTGCCAGCGTTGCGACCAGTGATGCCAACTGGTGCAATGACGAACATCTGTGTGCGACCGTGGCGAACCAGGCCGGCGAAGGCACCGCCAACAACCTTACGCTGTACTGGGCGCGTGCGATCCAGGTGCAGAACGCATAACAAGCGGGCGGGTGGGCCAGTGCCACCCGCCTCGAGGTATGACCATGAGCGTATTTCGAACCAAAGCCAGCGCCACCGGGCCGATCAATCTGGCGCATACGGTTCCAACAACCGGCCAAACCTACGAGGTGACCAGCGTCACATGTAAGTTCTCGGCGGCGCCGGCATCCGCAGGAACGTTCTACATCACCCTCGACAGCGGGCTGGGCGAGGAATATGACGCTACGCTGTATTCGGTCGATCCGTCCGTGTCGGCAGTGACGAGCGTTGTCTGGGTACCCACCAGCCCGATGTACCTGCAATCTGGCGATGCGGTGCGCGTCACCTACACCAACCCCTCCGCGCGCGTGTATGGCGTGGTCATCACGGTAAGGAGCGCCTAACATGCCAGCAACGATCAACGGTGTGGACAACCTGGCGAGCTTCGCCAATCAGTCCGTGGCGGGCGGCTGGCGCGTGGCAAAACGCACCTACTCGTTTGCGGTTGACGGCGGTGCGCAGGGCGCCAAGACCATGTTCACTGTGAGTGGTACGGTGTTCGTGCAGGTGTTCGGCGTGTGCCAGACCGACATGGATTCGGGCGGCGCGGCAACCATCGAGCTAGGCATCGCTGGCAACACGGCGGCCTTGATTGCGCAGACAACCGCGACCGGTCTTGACCAATATGAAGTATGGCAAGACGCCACACCTGAGGCGAATCCTGGCGCTGTAGATTTGACCGCGCGTTCATTCGTAGTGACCAACGGCGCTGATATCATCCTGACCATTGCTATCGCGAATCTCACCGCGGGCGTGATCGACTTCTACTGCCTGTGGGGACCGCTGTCCGACGATGGCCTAGTGGTGGCGACATGAGTCACAAAATTGACGACATGGCAACAAGCGGTCTGCTTGGCGTGTCGAACAGCCTAGCTTACCGCGTGCACGAGATCGAGCGACACTTCCACGGTCGCGAACGGTGGTTCGGCAAACTCGCCTCACAGACCGCGACCGATTGGGCCGACAACACCATCGCCACGCCCTACCGCTGCATCTCCGGCACGAACGACTACGGCGGCGACGCAAACGATGAGGCGCTTGTCATCGGCACGGCGGATACGCCCGCGATCACCGGCAACACGCGCTTCGATTTGCACCGGGTGTTAGTCGTAGATAGCTCAAGCACAACGGTCTGGAAGCTGCAGCTTGTCTATGGCACCGGCACAATGGCCGATGCCATCACCGCGGGCCAATTCAGCACGTTCATGGTGCGAGTTGACGCGGCTGCATCACAACTACCGAACGTGCCGTGCGAAGTCATGATGCCGCGCGGGACGTGTGGCAGTACGAAGGTCTGGTTGCGCGGCTGGAACGCCACCAACAATGCGACGCTGGACTTTTTCGTCGGCCTGCACGAGTACGAGGGCTAGGCCCGCTCGTTACGAGACGTTAGCGGAAGGAAACGCATGAACTATCAATCACTGTGGAACGAGATCAATAGCCCTACCTACGCAGGCATGACCGACGCGGAGATCACTGCGGCGCTCAACGCCGAAACCGTGACGCGCCAGCGCGTGACGATTGAACGCCTCCAGGCAACAGCGATGGAGGTGTCGGTTTACGTCTCGCTGCGCACGGCGATTGCGACGCCGACCACGCCGCCGCAGGTGCTTGCTCTGTGCCAATCGGCACTTGATTTGGTCAATGCACGCTTCAACGACATTGACCTGGACAATCCCGCGGCGCAGTCGATGTTTGGAGCGCTGCGGCAGGCCAATATCATCAACGCGCAGCAGGCGGCGGCGATTGACGCGTTGGCGAATGTGTCGGTGCCGAGCCGAGCAACCGTGCTCGGATTAGGTGTCGTGTCGGAGACTGATATCGCAACTGCGCGAACGTGGATGGAAATCGACGCACTGCGGCAGCGTTTAGCCAATGGCTACAACGCCGCAGTCGCCACGCTGGATACCGCGGTCAGCGCGCCTGAGTGGTCCGATTTGATCGCGGTCATTGAGGCCGCATAACGTAACATGACGATCATTACTGCGGTCAAGACAGGTAACTGGTCTGACCCGACCGTGTGGGACAGCAATCCGGTAATGCCTGCCGCTGGCGATACGGTGCGAACTGGGAACTACGCGGTCACAATCGACCAGAACATCACGGTTGATACGATTGAGGCGACTGGTACTGGATATTTTTTGGTTGGGGCAGCGGGAATTACGATCAATGCCAATGTCGCCACCTCCCATACTGGCGGCTTTCAAGGTGGCTTGCGCATTGCGAACACCACCGGAACCACAACTCTAAACGGTAACATCGTCGGTGGATCAACTGCCAACGCACATGGCGTGGCAAAAAGCGCCGCCGGTGCATTTGTAATCAACGGTAACATCACTGGCGGCGGCGCGGGAAACAACGCTCTGCAAATCACTGGCGGCGCTGTGACTATCAATGGCAATGTCACTGGCGGAAGCGCGGCTAATGCGACAGGCATCTTCCATAACTCGAACACTGTTTGCACGGTAAATGGTATAACCACAGGTGGTAGTGGCAGTTCGAGTTACGGCTGTCGTAATTTCGCAACGTCTGGCACTTTGGCAGTAATTGAAACAGCAGGAGGCTCTGGCTTTGGCGCGGTAGGTCTAATATCGGACAACGCAACCAACACTACGATTTTCAAGATCGCTCGCTTCGGGACAAACGGAGGCGCGCCAATTGGCGGGTTCGCGAAAATGCTCGTCGATCCCACGGTCAATTATGTCCGTGTGAAACGCTCCGATACGGGTGCTGACTACGATTTATCGAATGACTATCCGGCAATCGCCGATGTCAAAGCCGGGACGGTTTACAAGCTAGGCACGTTGACCGGGACACTCAACAACAGCGTGATCGTGATCGAGGACTGACAGATGGCATTTGACCAGTTTTACGCAATCGACAGCACCAGCCAAATCGAGGTTGCGTTGCGGTCATCTACGACCGGGCAACTGTTGACGGGCGTGGCCTACGGCTCGATGACGATTAAATACGTGCGCGAGGGCAGCAACACGCAAACGACTGTCAGTGTCGTCACGGCCAGCCAGGGCACGTTTACAAGCGGCGGGTGGGTTGAGACAGGTATCACTGGCGTGTATCAGTTCGGTATCCCGAATGCGGCGCTGGTCGCGGGCGCAAAGGCGGTGACGCTGGTATTTTCGGCTAGTGGCGCAATTGACGTGGTTAAGCGGATCGTGCTGGTGACTGAGGATTTGCGCGATGTGACGATTGCGAGCCGGTCTGCGTCTGGCGAAGCTCCGACTGAGGCGGAGATCATCGCGGCGATGAATGCTGACCCTCCTGGTGTCAACGTGACACAACTGAAGGGACAGGATGCACCGGTCGATAACCTCGTGTTAGCGCTCGGAAATGACGACGGCATCGTTGCTCATCCCCAGGGCATCGCCGACGCGCTGGCGCTGGCACCGACACCTGGCGATCCGGCCGCTGGCAGCGTCAACAAACACCTGGACGACCTGCTGACCAACACGGCGCTAACCGGCACCTACAGCTACAGTAACACGGTGGACGATGGCTCAGGCAACCTGCTGGATGGCGTGCTGGTGCAATGCGCTACGGACAGCGGGTTTACGAACGTCGTGCATTCGACGTACACCAACGCATCCGGTGCATTCACGGTGTACTCCGACACGGCTGGCACGCACTACCTGCGCTTGCAACTTGGCGGCTACACGTTCGCAACCCAAACGGTGACACTCGCATGACCATCAGCGGTACCCCAGTATCGACCAACCTCTACAGCACGGTCGCGGCGCTCAAGGCGCGGCTGGGCATCACCGACACCACGGACGATACGATCCTGACCAGCATTCTGACGGGTGTCTGTCGGGCAATCGACCGCCACACCGGGCGCTGGTTTTGGCGTGATGCGACGGCCACGACCCGGTACTACACGCCGAAGTGGACCGATCTTCTCTACACGGACCCGATTGTGTCAGTCACGAGCCTGGCAACCGACACCGCGGGCGACTGGACCTGGGCGACGACTTGGGCGGCCACGGACTACGCGCTCATGCCGTACAATGCCAGCAACGACGGCTGGCCTTACGAGTACATCCAGACGACGCCAAACGGTAACTACTCATTCAGCGTGCTGGACAAGTACGTAAAAATCGTCGGCATCTTTGGCTGGCCGAGCGTGCCCTCCGAGATCACCGAAGCGGCGCTTTTGTGGAGCGAAGCGCTCTACAAGCGCAAGGATGCGCCTTTCGGCATCATGGCGAGCATCGAAACGGGCGAGTTGCGGTTCCTCAAGGAAATGGACCCCGACGTGACGACGCTTTTGGAAACCTACCGGGTGCTGGCCTTCTACCTATGATCGGCCTACGTTTCGAGTACGACCAGCCGGCATTCAAGAAGCTGTCGAGCAAGCTCACGGACTTCGAGCGCAAGCGCGTGCTCGGCCAGACGCTCAACGAAGTTGGCACATTCATGCGCGACAAGCTGCGCGAGTACCCGAACTACAAATACGTCTCCCGCCGTGCGGCCTACGGCGTGCCGTTTTTCACCGACCGGCAGCGTAGGTGGTTTTTCTGGGCCTTGGGCGAGGGCCTCATTCACCCCGGCCAGAACAACCGCACGGGCACGCTTGGCGAAGGTTGGCGGCTGATCGAACACGCCAAGCAACTCGACCTGGTCAACGAGGTCCCCTACGCCAAGTTTGTGCAGGGCACCATCACGGAGCAGGCGCGCCAGCCACGCATGGTCGGCTGGAAGTCCGTCACGGTCTGGCTGCGCACGTTCTCCTCGGAGATCGGGCGCGTGGGCATGACCAACCTGAAGAAGTGGGTTGACTCATGACAAGAGGCATTCAGTACGCCATTCCTGCCGTGCAAGACATCCTGGCCGCGCAGACAGGCGTGCGCGCGGCGCCGGACAATCCACCCGACAAGGTCGCGGAGGCGGAACCGGTTTCGATCTGCATGGCCGGGCCAGGCACGATTGACTACTTTGACGGCTGCGTGTATTTCCGCCCGATCACGCTCCGCCTGTGGCTCACGGTCGCGCACAAGGACACGGCGCGCAACGACGCCAAGATTCTTCCTTACGGCGACTCGGTCCCCGCCGCGCTGTGGGCCGATCCAACCCTGTCCAGCACGGTGGACAGCATCGAAACGATCCGCATCGTGGGCTATGGCCCATGGCAAATTAATGGTATGGCCCGCTACGGCTGGGCTTTTGAAATTGACGTGCGCATTACAGTATGCGCGTGATGAGGTGACACATGGCATCGTACAAATTGATGAAAGCGCAGATCGGCAAGCAAGCGACCCATGGAACGCCGGTTACCGTGACCAAACAAGTGCCGTGGAACGTGCGCTACGAAGACCAAACCCAGCGGCACACGTTGCCATGGGACGCGGGCACCTGGACGCCCACGACGATCTACGCGACCGCGGCGACAATGGTCGGTATGACGATCAGCGGATCGGCGCACTTTGAAATGCTGCCATTCCTGCTGCGCGGGCTGATTACGGCGGATGCGTACACCGAAGCGGGCGAGGGCGAGGCAGTGACCTACACGTATAACTACGTGGTAGGCCCGACCTCGGTTGGCACGCCGCTGCCGTCAACCTACCTCGTTGGCACGGTCGGCACGAACATCGGCGGCACCGGACCCGCCGTGCGGCTCAGTGACGTGTACACCAACACGCTCCGCCTGGCCGCCAATATCAATGACAAGATCGTGTCGTTTGAAGCAGACATGTTCGGCACGACGATTGATGATGCCTCAGGCGCGGGCTATGCGTTTGAAGCTGTGACGCTGCCGGCAAACTTGGAGCTGATTAACGGCTTGGAAGGTGTCATTCGGTATCAGGATGCGGGCACGACGGGCGGCGATTTTCTGACCATGACCGATTTCGATTGCACTATCCTGGATTGGGAGCTAAACATCGATCCGGGCATCGAGCCGTTGTGGTGCCTCACCGACGAAACGAACACCTTCGTTGGTGTCAAGTTCCAGGACCCGGAGATTACGTTTTCCCCTATCGTCCGCACCAACGCAACGACCTACGCTGCGATCCGCGGCAAAGCCAACGCCCGCACATACCAGGAAGTACAATTGTACATCGTGGACGTGGTCGGCGCGGCAGTCCGGTCGCTTACCGTCAATATGACCGGGCTATGGGACGTGGTGCCGACTGTGCACGATGAACAGGATGGCGAGGTGGTGATGAAGCCGGTCTTTCGCTGCCAAACGCCGGTCACGCAGACGACGACCCCGCACTACTGCGAGATTATCGTTACGAACAAAGTTCCGTGGGACATTCCATGACGCAAATTCCTTCGACAGTTAGCTGCCCGTATCCGGGTTTTGAGACGTTTGCCATCACGTATGACATGATGGCGCGGGCCGGCGCGATCACCCGCCTACAGTCCACGATGGGCCAGGCGGAGGATAGCCGCACAGAGGTTGTTATCGACATGACCGGCTGGCCTGAGGCGGAATTCCCAGGCGGTCCGTTCGGCGACAATGCGCCGATGGCCGTGCTATTGTGGACGGTGCGCGACGGTTACGCGGAGGCTGTGGCGCAGTTCGCCAATAACCCTTTACGGCGGACCAGGTCATAGGCTGGAACGGGGCCTATGCCAGCGGGCGCATGGTACCGATACCCGATGATTACGCCGTGTACGCGCTGATACCCGCCGTGTTGCACATTGACCCGCTGACGTTCTTGGAGTATCCCCCGGCTATGCAGTACAAAATCCGCGTCTTGCTAAACTACTACATTGCATCGGGAGGTGTGGCCCATGGGCGCGGCTGAACTGGCATTCGTCGTCAAAGCGATCGATCACGCATCGGGCACGCTTGACAATGTGGGCGGGAAAGTGTCGGGGCTTGGCAGCAAGTTCGGCGGCCTGGGCACGATAGCAGGGGGCGCGCTGCTGGGCGGGATCGGTGTTGCAACCGCAGCTACCGCGGGCCTGGGGAAAGTGCTGGTTGACTCATTCGATGCCGCGAGCGAGGCGGAGAATATCCAGGCGCAGCTAAACGCCGTGCTCAAATCGACCAAAGGCGCGGCGGGATTGTCTGCGGATGCCATCAACGAAATGGCCCTGGCCCTGAGCAAGACGACCGCATTTGAGGATGACGCCATTGTCAGCGGTCAAAACATGCTGCTGACCTTCACGAACATCGGGAAAGACGTTTTTCCGCTGGCGACCGAGACCATGCTTGATATGTCGCAGGCGCTGGGGCAAGACATGAAGTCCAGCGCAATGCAGCTCGGCAAGGCGCTGAATGATCCGGTCGCGGGCATGGCGGCCTTGCAGCGCGTGGGCGTCAAATTCACCGATAGCCAGAAGGACCAAATCAAGACGTTGGTTGAGTCGGGCAACGCAATGGAGGCGCAAAAGCTCATCCTTCAGGAATTGCAGGTTGAGTTCGGCGGCTCGGCGGTGGCGGCGGGGAAGACGTTCACCGGCCAGATGGAGATTATGAAAAACGCGGTCGGCAATGTCAAAGAGGAGATTGGCAATGCTCTACTGCCGATTGTTACGGACATGTTGCAAAAATTCGGGCCGAAGTTCATCGACATTGCGCAGAAATTTGCGGACTGGTTTACAAACGTAGGGCTTCCGGCGCTCTCCAATTTCGGCCAATGGATTGAGACCAAGATCGTCCCGGCGCTTCAAAAGTTCGGGGAGTGGTTTTCGCTGCACGTCCTCCCCGTTTTACAACAGTTTGGTGACTTCCTCATGACCAACATTGTCCCGGCGCTGTCGAAGTTTTGGGAGTGGTTTAGCACGAAAATCCTGCCGGTGCTTGCCGATGTGGTCGTGTTTCTGGTCAACGACTTTTTCAGCTCATTGGGTATCCTCGTTACCTGGCTGTCGGTCAATGTGCCGGTGGCAATCGACGCCATGAAAACGGCCTGGGTCAAACTGCAACCGTTTGTCGAGACTATGCGCGACATTTTCGGCGCGGTAGGTGATGCGCTGGGCAAAGTGTGGACGTGGCTTTCCGTGCACATCCCGCCAGCGATTGAAGCGGTCAAAGGCGCATTCGAGGGCGCACGGGATGGTATCCTGGGCGTGATCGGCGCAATCGAGGACGCGATCACGAAAATCGAGACTGCTATTCAGAAAATCCGCGAGTTTCTAAGTTTGGGCGCTTCCGGCATAGGTACGAACGGCATAGCACCGTCAGTGAGCGGCGGTAGCACATACGGCGTGACGCCCACCAACCCCGCGGGCGGTGGTGGCACATATGGCGTGACGCCTCCGCGTGCCCCGTCACGCGCCATGGGCAATGTGACGATCAATATCAACGCGCCGGGCGGCAACCCTGGTGCTGTTTCCCGCGCCGCGCAATCGGGCGTGCTGGCTGCGGCGCGCAGCATGGGAATGCGCTAATGCGAGTAGTCCAGTTTGGTACTTACGTGTTTCCGGCGAACAACAAGACGGATGACACGTCACCTGGAGACAGCTCCGGCTACGTGATGCAGTTGCCGGGCGGCTACACTTACGATGCCTACGGGACCGGGCAAGCGCACGAACGCCCGCGCGTCATCACGGTTGAATTTGACATTGTCGAAACGACCACGGCGGCGATGCAGACGGCGCGCGATGCTATTCGCGCCTGGCGCGGCAAACGTGATGAACTCGTTGTTGAGATGTATGATACGGCGCGGCGTTGGTGCTACGCGCGGCTTGCTGATATCCAGATGAAGCGCGAAATTCATGACATCTATCGCCAACCGGTACGCTGCCAATTCGAGGTAACAGAATCTGGCTGGCGCGGCAATCAATTCAGCACGACTTTCGTACTGGACGAATTGCCGGTAGCGAACACGCAAACAATCCTTGTTGACAACAACGGCAACCGCACGGTGACAAATGCCATCGTCACCTTCCAGGCGGGCGGCGACCAAGTCACCAGTGTGCGCGTCATTTGCGGTGCGTGCGATTGGGCGTTTTGGCGCACGATCCCAGCCGGCCAGAGCCTGGTCGTGGATTGCGGCGCACGGACCGTGCATCTGGAAGGTGTCGACTCCTACGCTTATTTCGAATTGCAAACCGCGCACGCGACGGGCAACTGGCTCGAATTGCTCGCAGATACAAACATCGTGACCATCGAAGCGCCAACCTCGGCGGCTGATGCCAACATTCAGATTTTGTTCTACGACGGGTGGGAGTGATGCAGCAACAAATCTGGATTGACGTACTCAATGCGCAAGGCGTAAAGCTTGGCGACGGGCCGATCACAACTGCGTCAAACTGGACCAACACCCGGCGCCTGGACGCGGCGGGGACGTTTGCGTTCACCATGCCAGCCGCCGACAGCAAGGCGTCCTACCTCGCACACAAGCGGCTGGTGCGCTGCTGGACGGCCGACGCGGGCGGCATCAAAGAGCTCGGCGCGGGCATCATTGACCGCATCACGGTACAACCCACCACGGATGGGCCGACCATGATCCAAGTCGAGGGAGACGACATGCTACGCGAGCTGGCTAGCCGCACGGTTGGCGATCTCGAACTGCACGATGCTGTCACGTACACGGCGCGCTGCTACAAAATTGAGGCGGGCACGACCGCTAAAGCGCCGTTGGCGCTGCCAGCCAGCGATTTCGTTTTCGAGCCTGGTGAGGACTTTTATCCGACATTCCTTTACATTCAGCACGACGACCAGTTCGGGAAGGTCACGGTCACGCTCGGAACGGACAAAAACACGCGCGTGACAGGCACCTGGAATGTGCAATTTCACAACAAGCAAGGCGGCACGGACGCCTGGGAGCCTGTGCCGGGGCTGGTGGATACCACGGCGACCCCGTCGGGGAACAACGCATCCTACCCAATGGCGCAAAGCGGAACGCTCACGTTTGACATTCCCTCCGGCTGGACTGCCGAAGACGACGGCACGGGCTACGCGATCCGTTTGTTTGACCCGGTCACCCGGTTGACGAAAGTGGACATCACGGCGATCTCCATCACCGTTGACGAGCCTGTGCTCGACGGCCTGCAGCGCATCATGGCGCTTGCTCCCCCAGGCTGGTCGCTGGACCCTTCGGGCGGGTTTTACCGCACAGTCAAGGTGGA